AGGCGGTATGGAAAGTCACGAGAAGGTGTTGCTCCCTGCCGCATACAACACGCGCCTTACAGATGATGCAGGGCTAGAGTCCGCAGTCAAGGATTTGGAGAAGGAGGGCAAGCGTATCCTCCTCCGTGACGCGAAGTCTACCTACATGGCGGGCGAACAGCGCCATCCCAAGTGGGTTCTTCTCGCGCCCGGTAATGATGTGAATCTGATTGTTCTTGAACGACGAGGCGAGGACCCGTATTCATACAGACTTGGGACTGGTCCCATTACACAGGACGAGAAGATGGGCGAGCGTGGCGTCGAATTGGATGGTGAGACCTACATGGATGTAGGCACAGTATTCAGCAGCCCGAAGAAGTATGAGGTCGGTGACCATGTTGAAGTCAATGTAGACAGTGTGACTTCACATGAATCCGATGAGGAGACCATCTACACGATTCACGCAGGTTCTATTGAAGACGAAGCCGAGGGAGAGGCACTGGTCAGTCGAGATACACTAGAGGTGATGACCAAATCAGAGCCAACCAATTGGCCGCACGAAGTTCGACGCACTGACCGACACGTTACGGTGCGATTCCCATTAGGCCGCATCATCTACAAGGCTACTTCACGCGGGGAGCAGTGGATGGTGCATTCGCCTGAAGCAGAAAATCCCCTTCTCATTCGTATGGCTGAGAGTCAGCGACCATTCTGGGCCCCAGTCGTCGGAATGATGCTCAAGGGCAATCTGGATATGGTTGAGGAAGAGCGTAAGGAAGAGGTGCATGAATCCAAAGGCGATGGTAAGCCATTGGTTAAGCCGAAGAAGGTGGAGGGCACAGGTCACTGGAAGAAGGTCGTTGAAGGATTACAGGCAATTGAGAAAACAATTGGGAGTGTAGGGCAGGCATCTTCAGGTGCAAAAGGACTTGGGATTGATTACGCAACACCCATTCAATCTCCCACAGGACCGACGGAGAACAAAGACCAGAGTGCGCTGCCTGACTACGATGCAAAGAAAGTTCCAGAAGAAGACCCCGAAGAACCCTATGAAAAGCGTGGAGATAAGCCACAGTCCATTGATTTACCCATTGATGCGGAGGGCGAACAGGGCCTTTTACACGTCGATGACGATACCGCCACTCTTCATATAGTATGACGAGATGTCGAATCTGTTATGATTTCCGCCCCGTTGCGAACATCTCCGGTTCAGGAGAGTGGTTCGATTCAACTTCTCAAGGCTGGAAATGACCTCATTGTGGCAGGTTACGCCAGTGTTGAATTGGTTGACAAGCAGGGCGACCTCATCACGCGCGGAGCACTACGGGATGCATTTGGCGATTTCATGAAGGCAGAGTCCTTCCGCAACGTGCAACTCGCACATTCTAACATTCAAGTGGGTGAAGTTATCCCAAATTACACTGACTCGGAAGGCCGAGTTTGGAAATCCAGTGTCGATGACGCTGGTATGTTCGTTGTCATTCGCCTACGCGATGACATCGAGAAGGCCCGTGAAGTGGCCAATGAAGTTCGCAAAGGTAACCTACGTGGGTTCAGTATTGGAGGGCAGGCTTTCAAGCGTGTCAACAAGCACGATGCAACGCATGGTGACTATACTGAAATTTCCAAGTTGGAACTACATGAGGTAACCATTTGCGAAAAAGGGATAAACCCCGAAGCAACCTTCAGAATCTTGAAGGAGGACACAGAAATGAGCGAAACAGATGCATTAGGTGAACTATCAACGGTCCTTGACCGATTGAATAAGCGATTGGACGATATGGAAAAGGGTGAAGATGATTTACCCTTCCCTCCAAAGGCCAAAGATGATGACAACGGCGACGACAACGGCGACGACAACGGCGACGACAAAGACGACGATGACAAAGGAGATGACAAAATGGCAAGTGAAGACTACCAAAAGAATGACAGTGAATACAGTGACGTTATCACCAGTGAATATCTAAACTGGATGGAAAACACCCTCAAGGGTGCCGGTGTTGACGTTGCGGGTGCACGAACGCACTTTGATGATGTAAACAAGGCTAACCTCGGTAGCACACCTGAGTCAATTGGTGACGGTGCAGACTACTTCGCTGGTCAAGTCAAGGGTCGCGCCCAAGAAGGTGGTAACCCATCGACTGGCGCAGTTGGCAAAGTCAATTCTGGCAAAGTCAAGAAGTCTGACTTCCTTGTCCCACAGAATGTCTCGGCAGCAGATGTCGAAGCAGCATACGAGGTCTACAAAGCCGCAGCCACAGAGCAGCAGTTCAAGGACAGCCTCAACAACGTATTCGCAGACCGCCTTTCAAAGGAACAGGTCCAAGCACGAGAGGCTCGCGCACACGCACAGTTTGATGCTCGCGGACCACTTGCAGATATTCAGAAGGCAATTCAGGGAATCGAAAACCGAATTGAGAATCTATCCGCTGCACCAGCAGAAGGTGCACCTTTGATGAAGTCCGATTTGATGGCTACGGTGGAAATCCCATCGTCAGAACAATTGGCAACAATGGATTGGGAGGATGTCCACGCTCTGGCTAACAAAGTCTGGGAGTGAGGCACAGGAGAATAAACACACAGGAGAGTGAAAAAAAATGGCACGAAATTACGTAAGAACAGTCCAAGACCTAGAGCGCTACTACTACGGCGCTGGCAACGCAATGGGGTATTCCTACAGTGGTTCAGAACTACTGAAGGCAGATGCACCAATGCTCAGCACCACAGCGGGCACCTACCAAGCGATTTATGGTCGCAAGGTTTGGAGCCAACTCAACCAAGAATTCAACGCATTCAGCATTCTGCCCAAGAAGCCTTGGGACCGAAGCGGATGGCGCGTTGTAACTGCAAAGCCTTCGTTCGCAAAGGGCGGCGGTGTTGCAGAGAACGCAACCCTACCAGACACAACCAAGCCTACCTTCCAGCAAGTGGCTGCAAAGCCCAAGACGGTTGCCCACACCTTCGACATGAGCGAAGTGGCAATCTTCCTTGCTGACAAAGACGACGGCATGGGCGATATCCGCTCAGTCCTCAAAGAAGAAGTCGGCAAGCACCACGCAGAACACATCAACGTGATGCTCACTACTGATTCAGAGACAGTTGCAGGTAACGACTTTGAATCACTTGACCGAATTACTGGAAATGACGGTGGTTCCTCTGGTGGTTTGACCTCAATGGAGACTGGTGCTTCATCAGGAACTGACCACTGTGGCGCAAGCGACCTCGACATCTACAGCATCGACCGAAGTGCAAACTCATGGTCAAACGCATCTGTGGATTGTGGTAGTGACCGAGCATCAGGTAACCGTCGAACCCTCAGTCTTGACCACTTGGACACCATGTTCCAGAAAATCTGGACTCTTGGTGGCAACCCCAAGTGTATCCTCACTGGCTACGACACTCTAATGCGAGTCCAGCAACTCTTGCAGAGTCAGCAGCGATTCATGGAAGAGAAGCGTGTTACACCAACCTACAACGGTGTGAAGGGTGTTCCCGGCGTTGAAGCCGGATTCATCGTCGCAACCTACAACGGTGTGCCTATCATCCCATCCAAGGATATTCAAGCAGACGGCATCAGCCGAATGTATTTCCTTGACACTGACTACCTATGGTTCAGCACAGGTATCCCGACCCAATACTTTGAGTCTGGTATCGAAACTGGTGACCCATTCGCAATCAACCGCCTCGGACAAGAGGGCTTGTATCGAACTCTTGGTGAAGTCTGGACCACGTTCTTCCGTGGTCAGGGGAGCGTTCGTGACCTTCAGTGAGGCTTGACAGGAGACAAAAAAAAGGAGATGAAATGAAATGGCAACAGTAACATCACACACACAATGCACAGTAACGACAACCTATCTGGATATCCCAGTTGGTGGCAACACCCCCGGTGCTCTACAGAGTGCACCTGATGCGGATGGAACTATGGGTGACAACACCGCATGGCTCAGTGGCTCAGGAGCGACTTACAGTGCAGGGACTGCTGGATACCCCGGTAGCCTAACACCTTTCGCAGCAAACAACACGCAAGGAACCAACGTCCCAGTAGCGGGTCTACGACTGATTTCAGTCATGGTCACTGGTGACACAGGCACAACTCAGAAATTCGCAGTTAATGCTTATGACTCAAACTTGAGTCGCATCTATGCACTAATTAACTTGACAAACAACAGTGACACTGATGAATCATTGCAAGCAGCAGCAACTGTAGTGGCACACGAAACTGGTGAACTAACCTTCACAGTTGGTGGCGCTACCGACACGACCTTGATTACGCTCATCGCTGGCTGAGGTGGTTTTCAGTGCCTACTGTTACCTTCCTTGGTCCTCAAGGCTTTCGACGTAGAGCAGACAAAGGGTCTGTTACTCACTGGGAATTAAACCAACCAGTGGAAGTGTCGCAAGCATGGATGGACCAATGGAGAGTTCGCCTTGATGCGAAGTCGTTCCGAATTGATGGCGATGAAGCACCAACAGTGGACGAGGGTAACGACGGTATTCCTGACAAATCATGGAGAGTAGCAGACATCCGCGAGTGGTTGGGGTCGAAAGGCCTCAGTCCCTCTGGGTATGCTACCAAGCGAACTCTTCTGCAAACCGCAGACGAGTTGCTTAATCCACCTGTAGTGGAAGAAGTGATTGAGGAACCAGTAGAAGCACTGGAAACACAAGAAATAGGAGATGATGAATAATGGCATTTAGTTATACAACAGAAACGAGATTAAACGTAATGGGCAACCTCGTGCTTATGCGCGGCACTTTCAACGCCGATAGTGTTAATCAAGGACAAATAGATTGCTCAGAGGTTCTGAGTCAAATTTACGCCTGTGGTGCTATGGGTGATACTTACGGTGATATTACAGGCGGTGGTGTGGACGGAGCATTCGTAATCCATCCAGATTCAACCCCTGCTAAATTCATCGTAGACTGCGTATCTGGCAACACTGGTAACTGGTGGGCACTCGGAACTCGCTGAGGTGTGAACCTTGGCGACACTAGAACCTAAGTTCCAGTTGGTGGGGCCTTACGCCCCTACAGAATTTGAGGCAGTAGCGACAGTATTAGCCAGCATCGAAAGTGATGTTGGAACTCTAACTGGTATTAGCACCAGTAGCCTAGCAAGTGCAGTTCCTTTCACTGTTCGTGGGAATATATTTATCTTGGTCGCCTACACGTGAGGTGACTAGATGGAAGCCTTCAGCAAACTTGGTCTGGATGACATCGAGCGCCTACAGAAGCGCGGCATCCGAATGGCTGAGGCAAGGACCCAAGGCAAGGTCGTTGACGAGACCAAGCCTCTTCAAGGGGCTATCACCAAACAACGCATTCGTAACCGTAAGGCTGGCGATGTGCTGAACATTGGTTCAGGCACACGCT